GGAGAGAGTGCAGCCCGGCATGGACTCTAACGAGTTTATGCAGGTTATTCGCGTTGTGAGTAACTGGAGTTGTCCTCTCAACATGGCCAATGTTGACCTGAAAGCAAAGTTTTTCTTTACTTCCCCGCTCGTTGTAATGACGAGCAACCTTACCAACATCAACAGCACTGATGCGGGTAAAGTTATCCATGAGCCTATAGCCGTAGCGCGAAGGATTCACCAATGTCTTAAAGTTGAGGTGTCTCCCGAGTATGCGCTGTATGAGAATGGTTTGCCCATCGACAGGTTGGACTACAACAAGTACATCACAGAGCTCACCAGACGTGAGACTGTCTTACAGGACGTCATACGCGCTGGTGGTAAGCTCACCGTTGCCCAGGTTGTGGACTCCATTCCTTGGGAAGCCTGGAAAGTTTCACCAATTGATTTTTCCAATGGTCAACCGATGCTGGGTTCTACCAGCTTACGTGATCACCTCTTTCAAACAGCTTCTGTTCTCAAGAACAAGATTTCTAACCACAATGCCGCAACTGACAGACTCCATAGGTTTAACAACCTGTTGGAAACTGCCATGTTTGAAGAATTGGATGACAGAGAGATTGTCGAGGAACAAGGCTTGTTTTCAGCCTTTCGCCATGAGCACCTAAAGTGTACTCAGAGCACTTATAGGAAGGCGCATCAGTGTGTCGTTGCTAATGAAGAGGTTTGCGTGAATATGGGGTTTGATCCCAATTCACCTAAGGATTTCAAGAAGTTCGCGAGAGAGAACCACCCTGACAAGGGTGGCAGTGTTGAGGCTATGGCGCAAGCAGCGCAAGCTAGAGACGACTATGTGTTTATTAGGTCGGAATTTGATGCCATGAGCACTTACAGAAGTTATTTTTCAACCATTTGGACATGTTTCTGGAATGCGTTTAAGAAATCGAATTTCGCTGTTTGCAGTCTTTTGATGACAGATACCCTCCTCACTACCGCTTCAACCATTTGGATTTTCTACATACTCTATAAGAGTATGTCGTTGATAACTGGCCTTATTAAGGGTGCGATAAGTTTTATCGCATCTATGTTTGGCAAGGAAGTTGTTTTGGAAGAACAGAGCAATGTCAAAGAAGCTAAGCCTCGTAACAAGGCTAAGCGTTTCCGCGAACGCAAGCTTGTGCCTGGCGCCACAACAGAGCCTACTGTTAGCACGGAAGAGGCTAGTGAGGAGTCGGGCTTTGACGGAACACAATCTAGAGTTAAACATGACATCGTGTACAATAACACGTACAAGATGGTTTTGATGACAGACGGTGTTGCACCAGTTATGATTGGACAAGTCGTTATGGTCGAAGGATCTATTGCTATGATGCCCGAACACTTCCGGCGCGACTTAATGCGCTTGCCAACGGCTATTCGTGGTGAGCTGATGTTCGTGAATGCTGGGTCTAATTTCCGCTTCAACATGTCTATTCCTGACTTTCTGGCTTTGAACTACATTTCAGGAGGTTCTTATGATGATCTCATGTTTGTGGATTTTGGGCGCACTGTCCGTGCCCACAGATCCTTGGTAAATCACATGATGGAGTGCGATGACATCCTACAGGCCGTTGCGAATAAGATACCAGTGCAAGTTAACGTTTGTCGCTTAGCTGACGTCGGTGGTGTTCTACAGCCCTCCCTGGAAGTTTTTAGGTGCCCGTCAGTTGACGACGTACCGGAACTCACAGTCGACAATGGCGCGACACGCCTTGACGTGTTAAGATATGAGATGCCTAGCGAGAAAGGCCATTGCGGCGCCCCCGTGATGGCCTCCGACCCAACGTACTACAAAGGACGTGTCCTTATGGGCATACACTTTGCAGGTACTGTTTCGAAGAATGCGAGAAGGTATGGCTATGGGGCAGCAGTTTGCAAAGAGACGGCTATAGATGCTCTTAAGCATTTCAAAGCCATTGTGGACGACCCCCAAGCCAGCTGTGAGCAGAATGGTATTGACATTGCTGAGTTCACAACGGAGGAATTTGACGACTTGCGTGAGCAAGGCTGGCTCAAGGGCTCTTTCCAGGCTTTATTTAAGCTTGAGAAGGGAGTGAATATGCCGGTCAAGTCTAAGCTCAAGCTCTCCGAGTTGGGCCAAGAAGCTGCTTTGGGACCTTTTGAAAAGGGCCCAGCACATCTCAGACCTACATACGACAAGAATGGAGAACTAGTTTTCCCCATGGTACGTGGACTTGAGCAGTACTCGACGGAGGTTCACTACGACCTCCCGAAGGAACTCATCTCAATTTCGCTTGACATATACACGCAAAAATTGAGAGAGGCCACTGCCAGTGAACCTCGTGGTATTTGGACCTTCGAGGAAGCAGTACGAGGTATTGAGGGCCTGAAGATTAAACCTATCAATAGGTCGACTTCTGCAGGCTATCCCTTTACCCTTTCACTCACTCATGGGAAGAAAGAACTCTTCGGGTTCGATGGTGAGATGACTTTTGACAGCAAACCAGCTAAGGAACTTATTGCGAGAGTCCAGTTTCTTGAGGCAGAAGCGCGCAAGGGTGTGCGACACACCCATTTGTGCACAGTCTTTCTCAAAGATGAACTCCGTAGTAAGGAAAAATTGGACAACGTGGAGACTCGTTTGATTATGGGGTCTCCAGTTGATTACGTGATTCTCTTCCGCCAATACTTTGGGGCTTACCAGGCAGCTTTGTTCCGTTCGCACACGCAGAATGGCATTAGCGCCGGTTCCAACCCCTATCGTGATTGGTGGGAGCTCAAGAATGTGCTAGCTGGTAGAGACAGAAAGAAGTTCTTCGACGGAGACTTTAAGAGGTATGATGCAAGCGAACAACCGCCCATACATTGGGCTGTCTTGGACCACATTAACAAGTGGTATGATGACGGTGAGGAGAATGCTCGCATTCGCCACGTACTATGGTTAGACCTAGTGCATTCTCGCCACATTGTTGGTGGAAATGGCAATGTTGTCATTCAGTGGAACAAGTCTTTGCCTAGTGGCCATCCCTTCACAACTATTGCCA